AGTTTACTTCTCCCGGCAACAATGGCGTGCCTGACCGCATTCTGCTTTTTCCAAATGGACGTATTGCTTTTGTGGAAGTAAAAGCACCGGGCAAAAAACCTCGAAAGCTGCAGCAATACTGGTTGGAAACTTTGGCACGGTTTGGGTTTCCCTGCATGGTGCTGGATCATCCAGAGCAGATAACCAAGGTCATTCAAGAGCTGACAAATCCCAATCATTCGCATGGAGGCGATGAAACATGAGAGAAATTTTCAAAGCACATTCGTACCAAAGGTATGCAGTGGAATACATCAAGCAGCACCCAATTACTGCACTCCTACTCGATATGGGACTTGGCAAAAGCGTGATTACCCTTACCGCCATTCAAGACCTGATATATGATAGCTTTGAAGTATCAAAAGTTTTAATTGTTGCACCACTTCGGGTAGCAAAATCAACATGGTCTGCAGAAATCGAAAAATGGGAGCATCTAAAGCTCCTCAGCTACAGCATAGCCGTTGGCACAGAAGCAGAACGTCTGGCAGCACTGAAAACAGACGCAGACGTGTACATCATCAATCGAGAGAACATTGACTGGCTCGTAACGAAATCCGGTATCCCTTTTGATTTCGATATGTTGGTCATTGATGAACTCTCCAGCTTCAAATCTCACCAATCGAAACGCTTCCGTGCGTTGATGCAAGTGCGTCCCAAAGTGAAACGTGTGGTCGGTTTAACCGGCACGCCAAGCAGTAACGGTCTGATGGATTTATGGGCTGAGTTTCGGTTGCTGGATATGGGACAGCGTTTGGGCAGATTCATCGGGCAATATCGCAGCACCTACTTTACGCCGGAAAAGCAGAACGGCTACGTGGTGTATTCCTACAAGCCACTTCCCGGTGCAGAGGAGCAAATCTACGACAAAATATCCGACATCACCATCTCTATGCAAGCCGCCGAACATCTACAGATGCCGGAGCTAATTTCCACGACATACGAAGTCGAGATGGACGATATGGAGCAAAAGAAATACAGAGAACTGAAGCAAGACCTTGTTTTGCATTTGGAAGATGCTGAAATTACAGCCTTAAACGCAGCATCTCTTTGCGGAAAGCTCTCGCAAATGGCAAATGGTGCAATCTATGATGCCGACAAAAATATCCTTGCATTTCACGACAGGAAGCTGGATGCTCTGGAAGACTTGATTGAAGCTGCCAACGACAAGCCAGTTCTGGTTGCCTATTGGTTTCAACATGATTTGAATCGTATCGAGGAACGGCTGACAAAACTTAAAATCTCACACAGCAGAATCACATCTGCCGACAGCATCAATAGCTGGAACAAGAGAGAAATCGCTGTGGGACTTATTCATCCTGCCTCTGCCGGACACGGGCTGAACCTGCAAGCCGGTGGCAATACGCTCATCTGGTTTGGGCTGACATGGTCGCTGGAACTGTACCAGCAGACCAACGCTCGCCTTTACCGGCAAGGACAGATTTCAAAAACCGTTGTGATACAGCACATCGTCACCAAAGGCACGGTGGACGAGCAAATCCTGCGAGCATTGCAGAGAAAGGAACAGACACAAACCGCACTCTTAACCGCCGTAAAAGCCGAACTGGGAGGTGTTTCATGAAGACTTATAGAATCAATCAAGCAACTCGCCCAGACGAAGAACACCCTTACGAGGAGCTAGCCAGAGCTATTATCATTCAAGCTTGCAACGACTATATGGACGAAAGAGCCGGTCAAGCAACGTTCAGGAAAACGCCTCGCCTCATGGAAGTCCTGCGGTTCTTCTCCTCGGAGTATTTCACGCTGCTAACGGACATCGAACCGGAATATTTGTTGAAAGGTCTGGAGCATCGGATTACAGCTTGGCAAAAGGAGGTTGCGGAATGACGGCAAAAGAATATTTGAGTATGCCAAATATGCTGCGTAAGAAAATTGAATCTGATGAGAGAAATCTTGAAAGCTACAAAGATTTTGCATCGAGCATATCATCTCCGCAGTTTGGAGAAAAATCGCAAGGGACTCATTCTGTTGATGCACCGTTTGTACATTGCATTGATAAAATCGATGAGCTTGAAAAAGAAATCTCTGCCGAAAAGCAAAAGCTTGAGGCTTTAACAATGCAAATATCTGCACAAATCGATATGCTTAACTCCGAAAAAGAACAGCGTGTTTTGCGGTACAAGTACCTGATGTTTATGAGCATACCCAAAATAGCAAGCAAGATGAGCTACACAAAGCGGTGGGTACAGCAACTGCACTCAGATGCACTTGTGAGCTTTGAAAAAACGCACCCCCAATTCACCCCTACTTCACCCCTAGTGCATCTTTAATTCACCCTCTGAATGTGCTATAATATATAATAGCAAAACAGGATAAAAACGAAGCCATGCGGAGAAAATCTGCGTGGCTTTTTTCATACCCGAAAGGAGATTGCTTATGAAACTCGAACGCTTGATTCATGAAATCATCGAACTCGACCGGAGCATCCGCATCGACAGTGATATGCTTTCCTGCGATGAAGCCTACGAAATTTCTCCGGAGTACTGCGACCAGATCGATGCTCACGTAGCATTGATGAACACGCTTTGCCGGAAGCTGGCAAGAAAAGTTGTGAAAGCCTACACCGGATACAAATTGGAGGACTTTAGCGATGCCACTGAAACCGAAAACACCCTGTAAACATCCCAGCTGCCCTGCCCTAGTCGATGCCGGTCAATGCTACTGCGACAAGCACAAATCGCTGCATCCGGAACGCCCCTCTCCGGCAAAGCGTGGGTATAACTCCCGTTGGCGTAAGGTTCGAGCCGCCTACCTCCGCAAGCACCCGCTGTGCGTCAAGTGCCTTGCTCAGGGACGCTACGTGCAAGCGACCGTAGTAGACCACATCGTTCCGCACCGTGGTGACCCTGCACTACTCTGGAACGAGAACAACTTCCAAGCTCTCTGCAAGCCCTGTCACGACAAGAAGACCGGCTTGGAAGACAAGAATCCGGTCTATCATTACTGAATTGTGAATGAATCGCATGGCATCCGCTGCGGTTCTGTGCTGCAATGCCCTTTTCGGTGACGGGAGGGGGTATACGAATCTTTTGTGTATATTCCATGAATACCGGTGCTGCCCTTCGTGTGCAACTTTGCGAAATCAAACGCCAAAAAATTATTTTTTCAAACGAGGTGAAGCCAATGGCAAAAGACGGTACAAACCGTGGTGGATTCCGAGTCGGTGCAGGTCGGAAACCCAAGGCAATCACAGAAAAAATCGAATCCGGAAATCCCGGCGGCAGACCGCTTACCGTGGTTTCGCTGGAAAATCAGGCTTCGGAGCTGCAAGGCGAAGATATGCCGCCGGTTCGTGAATACATGAAATCGAAACAAAAAGACGGCTCCGTGCTGTATGCAGAAGAAATCTATAACGAAACATGGGAATGGCTGAAGAAATACGGCTGCGAGCATCTGGTTCTACAGGAAATTCTCGAACATTTCTCCATGACTTGTGCAAGATTGATTCACTGCGAAGAAGCAATTTCCGAGTACGGCTACCTGATGAAAAAGGCGAACGGTTCTCCGGCGACTTCGCCTTATGTGACGATGAGCCACGAATATCGCAAGCAAGCGAATCAGTTGTATTACCAAATTTATCAGGTAATCAAGGAAAATAGCTCCGTGGAAGTAAATAATTTGACTTCTACCAATGATGTGATGGAGCAGCTTTTACGCTCTAAGCTCTAATACCAAAAAACCGCTGTCACAGGCGGTTATTTTTATGGGAGGTATCATGAAAGCACGAACTTACAAACCGGAATCGGAAGTCCCATTCTGGAAAGAATTGAAAAAGTCTCGTCCTTATTTGACCAAGCAGCAATACTGCACGTTAAAAGGACAAGCTGTGAAAGGAAAAGTCAGAGATGCTCGAAAGGGCTTGCAGAAAATTTTGTACAGGAGGAATGGATGATGCAGACAACGAAAGATTTTCAACTGATTTCTGTGGAGAAGTTGATTCCATATGTGAACAATGCCAGAACGCATTCCAAGGAACAGATTTTGAAGCTGCGTTCCTCGCTGCGGGAATTTGGATTCATCAATCCGATTTTGATTGACCGCAATTACAACGTTCTGGCAGGACATGGAAGGCTGATGGCTGCTAAAGAAGAAGGTATTTCCGAAGTGCCCTGCGTGTATGTCGACCATCTGACCGAAGCCCAGAAGAAAGCATATGTGCTTGCGGACAATCGCATGGCGTTGGATGCCGGATGGGATGAGGAACTGCTCTCTGTCGAGATGTCGGAGTTGCAGGAGTTGGGCTTTGATTTGGAACTTACCGGTTTTGATGAGAAGGAAATTGCAGACCTGTTTGCAACAGATGACGAAGCAAAAGAAGATGATTTTGACGTTGATAAAGCATCAGAACTTCCACCATTTGTAGAATCGAACGACATTTGGCTGCTTGGGAGACATCGGCTGATGTGCGGCGATTCCACAAAAGCTGAGGATGTACAGAAGCTGATGGATGGCAAAAAAGCGAATCTCTGCATCACAGACCCGCCATATGGAATTGCAATCGGAACCGGTGCAGCTTACCAAAATGCGAAAACCGACCGCACTATCATGAACGACAATTTGCCGGATGATGAATTTATCAAATTTCTTGTGAAAGCCTTTTCTAACATGAAAAACAGCCTAATTCCCGGCGGTGTATTTTACATCTGGTACGCTTCCAGCAAGAGCCTTGTTTTCTTGAAAGCTCTGGAACAAGCAGAGCTTACCATGCGGCAGAATCTCATCTGGGAAAAAGACCGATTTACCTTGGGACGGCAGGATTATCAGTGGTCATTCGAGCCCTGTATCTACAGTTGGGCAGAAGGTGCGGCTCATAAATTTTTTAATGACCGAAAGCAGTCCACGGTGCTTCATTTTGACAGACCGAAAGCGTCTAAGCTGCACAGCACCATGAAGCCGCTTCCGCTAATTGGCTATCAGATGAAAAATTCTTCACAGGAAAATGGCATCGTGTTAGACTTGTTCGGAGGCAGCGGCACAACGCTAATTGCTTCTGAGCAGTTGAACCGTATCTGCCATACAATGGAACTTGACCAGAAATATGCTTCTGCCATCGTCAGACGCTACGTTGCCTTAAAAGGCGGTTCAAATTCAGATGTATTTGTTCTGCGAAACGGTGAGAAGCTGCCTTGCAGTGCGGTGCATGATTTCACTGCGGAGGAGTTGGATATTACGGATGGCAGCGTGGATGATGTGTAGAGAAGTGACCGCAACCCATGAGAATCGACCGCATCTGGGCAATGTCCAATAAATGGACATTTCAGATTCCGCCAATTGCAGCTTTGCTGAAAGAAGAGATGACAGGCGGCATTTGGATTGACCCATTTGCCGGAAAAAGCAGTCCTGCACATATCAAAAATGATTTGAATCCGAAGTGTTCCGCTGCGTATCACATGGATGCTTTGGAATTTTTGAAGCTCTTCGATAACGATTCTGCTGATGGCATTTTGTATGACCCGCCATATTCACCTCGACAGGTGAGAGAATGTTATGATAATATTGACGGCAATATCAAGTGGGATGGCAAAGTGAATTTCTGGAGTGATACCAAAAATGAAATTGCAAGGATATTAAAGCCAAACGGAAAAGCAATTTGCTTCGGCTGGAACAGCATGGGCATTGGCAAGACAAGAGGATTTGCAATGAATCGTATTCTGCTTGTTCCGCACGGCGGTTCTCGAAATGATACCATTTGCACCGTTGAAATAAAAAGAGGTAATACATGAAACATAATACATTAACCCTCGGCAGTCTCTTTTCAGGCTCCGGAGCGTTCGAACTCGCCGGATTGCTGGCAGGAATTCAGCCCATCTGGTCTTCAGAAGTTGCACCGTTTCCGATTCGAGTCACCACAAAACGGATGCCATTTGTAAAGCATTACGGCGATATTTCAAAATTGAATGGGGGTGATCTTGAGGCTGTCGATATTATCACATTCGGCAGTCCTTAGCTTTGTCAAGATTTATCAATTGCCGGAAAACGCACCGGCTTACACGGTTCTCGCTCCGGATTGTTTTTTCACGCAATCCGAATCATCAAAGAAATGAGAGATGCAACAAATGGAAAATATCCAAAATTCGCAGTCATGGAGAATGTCTCAGGAATCCTCTCAAGCTCCGGCGGTGAAGATTTCCGCTGCGTCCTTGAAGCGTTCTGCCGGATTAAAAATGAAGCCGCTGCAATTCCTCGACCTGCGAAATGGACAGGGGCAGGACAGATTTTGGGAGACGATTTTTCCTTTGCATGGAGAATTATCGATGCTCAATACTTCGGAGTCGCCCAGAGACGCAGACGCTTGTTTCTTGTCGCAGATTTTGATGGCAAACGTGCCGGAAAAGTATTATTTGAGTCCGAAGGCTTGTCAGGGTATTCTCCGCAGAGCTTCCGAACGTGGCAAGCAGCTGCCGGATATTTTGCGGATAGCGTTGGAACGACAAGCTCATATTGTTTAATGGATCAGGGCGGAACACGGATGGACGTTTCGCTGGATAAGACCGGAACACTCCGTGCTCAGGCAAATCATCCGCCTTGTGTTTTGGAGGAAAATGTGCCGAAAACACTGAAGATTCGCTGCGGTCATGGGAACGGCGGTCGAGGCGCTTTGATTCAAGAAAACATTTCCGCTACGCTCGCCACCAACAACGACCAGACGCTGTTCGTCCCGAAAGCCTACGGTGTATGTGCCAAGCATAGCAACTCCATGCTGTCGGATAATCCGAATAGCGGGTTTTACGAAGCTCAGACTTCCCGAACTATCGACACATCCAATCAGTCACCGGATAAGAATCAAGGTGGCATAATTGTGCTGGAAGGCAATGGAAGCAGACCTTCTCATCGAGGTGACGGATACAAAGAATCCGAAACTATGTATACGTTAAATACCGTAGAAACGCACGCTATTTGCACTGATTATCTGGTTCGCCGATTGACTCCGCAGGAATGTGCTTTGCTGCAAGGTCTGCCGCCTTGGTGGTGTGATAATCTGGAAACGGAAAATCCTACTGAGAAAGAAGTTACATACTGGCAAGGCATCTGGAATGAGTGGAACGCCCTTAACGGCAAAAAGCCGAAGTCCCGAAATCAGGTCGTGAAATGGCTGCAAAATCCGCATTCTGATGCTGCGGAATACATGATGTACGGCAACGCCATCTGCATGAGCTGCGGATTTTTCGTCCTCTCCGGCATCGCCTATTTTGCAGAAAATCCGGACATGTAAAAAGCACAAATCCAACCTCTAAAACCGCCGAATTTTCGGTAGGTTTAGCCGCTTGCATTGTGAGAAAAACAGAGGTAATATCGTAGTAATCCGAAAGGAAAAAACGAAACAGGAGGACGAGAATATGACCATTTTCTACAATTGCACCGGCACTCGCCGGAAGGAGCTTGTGACTGCCATCAGCGAAATCACCGGAGCGAAAGCGGAGTACCAGTTCATGCCAACTCAAGCCTATCAAATCGATTATTTCACAGTCGATAAAGACGGCAATCTCAGCTTTGACGACCGTGCCGACAGCGAGGAGATTGAACTTTTGATTGAGGCATTATACCAACGTGGCTTTGTTGCGGAAAGCCCAAATCTGCTGACCATCGAGCTGCCGGAGGAGATGTTTGATGAAACGACTTTTGCCAACCTTGACCGCATTCTGGAAAATCGCCATGATTTAATCTGCCATGCTTTGCAGACAGATTCTTTGGCATATGAAAAGTCGGACGGCAAGGTGAAATTTCCTTGGTTCACTACCGAAGAACCGGAGGACGCAGAGGCGTACAGCCAATTCGTCACGGCATTGTGCAAAATGGCGAAAGAGCAAAAACGCATCAATCACAAGCCCTGCACCACCGACAATGAAAAGTTTTCCTTTCGCTGCTTTTTAATTCGGTTAGGCTTTGTCGGGAAAGAATTTTGGCAAACCAGAAAAGTATTGCTCCGTCATTTAACCGGCAGCTCCGCCTATCGCTTTGGCAACCCGAAAGGAGGCACTTCTGATGAAAACGCCCAGCCCACAGGAGCTTGAACAGCTTCGCAAAAGGTATCCTACCGGCACGAAAATTCGCCTTATCGCCATGACCGACCCACAAGCTCCGCCATCCGGAACGGTCGGCAAGGTGCAGTTTGTTGATGATATTGGCGACATTCATGTCGCTTGGCAGAATGGTTCTTCCCTTGCCTTGATTCCCGGCGTGGATGCTTTTGAGGTGCTCTAATTTCAACCGATTAGGCAGCCGAAATTTATGAGAGACGCTTCTTCATTTTACCTAAGTATACCATAAAATAGCAACGATTGCAAGGGTGTAACCTACACAAATAGCCTGCCGATATACAGCTGATTTTTCTCCGATTTAGCCGCTTGATAGTCCTCTGAACGTATGGTAATATACGATACAACGGAACGGCGGTAAGCCGAAAAACTACTGAAAATACGGAGGAAAATCAAATGAACGCAAAAACCGAACAGCAGATTGCAAACCTGAAAACCCAGACGATTGGCGTGGAAATTGAGATGAACCACATCACCAGAAAGAACGCTGCAAAGCTCACAGCCGACTTTTTCGGAACAGGACGCTACGAGGACACGGCACACCGAAACGGCTACTACACTTGGTCAGCTTGGGATGCCGAGGGACGGGAATGGAAATTCCAAAGGGACGTTAGCATTGCCGGAGCTGACAGTGAAAAGTGCGAATTGGTAACGCCGATTCTGCACTACGAGGATATCGAGCTTTTGCAGGAACTGGTACGGAGGCTGCGGAAAGCCGGAGCAATTTCCCACGCCGGAGTTGGTGCAGGTGTTCACATCCACATCGGAGCGAATGGGCACACACCGCAAACCCTGCGAAATCTCGCCAACATCATGGCAAGCCACGAGTCCTTGCTTGCCGAGGCTTTGAAACTCGATACCAATCGGATGCGACATTATTGCCGAACGATTGACCCGAACTTTTTGGAGCAAGTCAATCGGAAAAAACCTCGCACGATGGCACAATTCGCCGACATCTGGTACACCTCGCAAGGACAGGATTACGGCAGAAATCAACACTACAACAACAGCCGATACCATA